GTGCTCTTCCGATCTCGATCTGCGCTGAGTCGCAGTCAATCACAACGTGCCCTGCGGGGGCCTTGATAGCCTTCTTGATCTTGCCTGCGTTCGTACCGCGCGATGGTAGGTTCTGCAGGTTTACAGAATCTTGCCCAGACCATCGACCAGAGTGGGCACCATAAGAACGCAGAGGTACAGGAAACTTGCCTCGAGTAGACATACTAATAAAGCGCTCAGTGCGAGTCTCCTCAATTGTCGTTTTGTTTCCAAGTCGTGCGGCAACGAGGATTTGGATTCGTTCATCAGGGTGCTCCTCTAGTGATTTGAATTCTTCATCGGTCTTGGCAAACGCATAGGCTAACTTGCCAGTGCGTAGGCTTGTTTTCATAGGCGGTACAACGCCGTAGTTCTCGAGTACCTTTGCAAACTTGTCGTTAGACATGAGTAGCTTTTTGATGCCATCCATGCCTTCACTAAAGATTGCGTGTACATACTCGGGATCAGCGTCTTTCAGCATGAAGTCCCGCACAGATTCCATCAGGGCTTCCTTGGCGTCCCTCACGGCTTCCAAGTGGTCAACAAGTAGCTTCTTGTCTAACTCAAGCACAGGCTCAATGAACATACGCAGAGTCATGTCCATCAGTTTCAATTCTTGTTTAGGGAAACCCATCGCCATGTACGCATTGAATAGCTTGTACGTTAGCTCAGTGTCGTTGATGCAGTACTCAGCGTAACGTGCCATCTCCTCTGCCGAGAAGTCAGCATAGTGTTTACCCTTGGCATGAACAACTTCGTCACCCTTGGCTCCGATACCCATGCGTTCAGCTTGCTTGGCTAAGCCATGCGCTTTCTCATGCGGAAACAAAGCCCGTGACATACCAAGCGTATCAAGCCAAGCCATAGGCTTCACGCCATACAGCCAGTCAAGAACCGCACCATCGAACGCAGTGTTCTGCGCAACCACCATCGCATCAGACCAGTCAAACTCTTTCAGTATCCGCTCCACTTGCGGTTTGGGATACCAAACGGTTTCACCATCGTCCACCTTGATTGCAATGCCAATCATCTCAAACTGAGGCGACCGCACATACTCCTCGGTAGGAATCTTGGTCAGGGAATACTCAGTTGAGTAGAAGCACTCAAGGTCAAGGGTTACAATTTTTGGCACATGCACTCCTTGATTACGTTTTCTAAATACTCGTAGTTATCCTCGCGGATAATCATTGGGTGTCCCCCACACTTTTGTATTGCGTCAAGGTTCTTGAGTTGTAAGGCAGTTGCTGCACCCCTACCCGCCTTGGCTTCGATAGCTACGAAGTGTCCGTTGATACAGCACAGGAAGTCAGGGACTCCACTGTTGCCGAAGCCAGTGCCGATAGGCATGGCGTAGTAGATGTCGTGGGCTTTTAAGATCGCTTTGATCTTGGCTTTGACTTTGGACTCAGGTGTCGCTGCCATTGGTTATTTCCTCCAACTTGTATTTGTAATGCAGTGCTTTACCGGCGTCGTCGCTACCATCTTTCCTGCCTTGACGCATGGCGTATTTGATGATGTTGCCTTTTAGAAACCCACGGAATTCTTCGGGGGTCAACACGGCTTGCATCACCGTCCATGGTTGGATTGCCATGTCTTTGTAGTGATTGCCACTAACTTGCATGTCGTCTGCGTTTGGAACCATTTCAATCATTTTGCTTCTCCTGTAGTAAAGCGTTATAGTACTGCTTGGGCATTGGGGCTTTCTTGTCGAGGGTTTCCCTCAACCACTCCAAGCCACCAAGCTGCTTAAAAATAATCCACTGCTTGTCACTTAAACGTACGTATCGTACCTTTAGGGGGGCGGGGGGCTTTGGTCTTGGCATCTGTTAAAACTCTTTCATGCTTATTTGGTTGTCTCTCTTTGGCTCGGGCGAACGTACCGAATTGTTTATAGCCTAGGCCTTCTTCGTTCTTGATCTGATTGCTTGGGATCTTCGCACGAAAGTATGGGTCTTTCATAAAGATACTCGGTCGGTCTACTTGTGCTAACTCTTCCCATGGGTTAAGTACTGTCATTTCTTCATACTCCTTACATAGATGGCAAACCCTGCCGTTGTATCCCCGCCATTTGTCATTGCGTCAAACTCTTTGGCCACTTCTTCTAAAACTGTATTACGCTGTGATGGCGACACAAAAACGTCGTAGTGGTAGGGTTGCCCCTTCTTCCTCTCGATCTCACGTTCTAAGCGCTCGAACTCATCGTCTTCGTCTGTGTGTATCATGTTTTTTCCTTCTTCCTTTAAATACAAACCCCACACCTGACCCAGCGGTGTGAACAGAGGGCTGTCTTTCTCTGTGCTTACCATGCCGTTGCTTGGGTCGTACCATGCTATTGGTTTATCCATGGTTCTTCTCCTTGAGTTTGGCTTCAATGGCTCGGTAGATGTCTTCAGTTTTGTATGTGCCCATCAATCGCACTTTAATTTCATGGTGCAACTCCGTTATCTCCTCATCTGTCAGACCCACCCAAGGGCGAACGTAGTCTTGAATGTCATCGTCATCGTCTTTCATCGCGGTGCATCCTCGTAGTTGTCAGGGTTAAACTTCGGCTCTCGCTTGTCGTTCTTGTCCTTGGGGTTTGGAAATGGGGGGAACGGCCATGTCATACCACCGCCGATTCTTGTTGTGACTCGTATCGTTTGAGTTCCGTATCCATCTGCACAATTAAGTCAGCCAAGTCAGACTCGAGCAAATGCACCTGCTTAACCCAACGGGCAACGGTTAACCGTAAATCGTGCAAGAACTCTTCCTTCATGTGTTGGCTTGCCATTACCTCAGCCACCATGCGATACCCACCACCTGAGTCACGATCAGATTGCAAGCTAACAAAAGCGCGAACATGTGTAGGGGTTGAGTCGCCCACAGTTATCTTACACTTTTGGATTAGCGACCTTGCTTGTTCCCTGCGAAATTGTTTAGCTGCCTCTGTATCGTCCCATTCAAAGTAGCGATGCAAGATGTTGTCCTCATCTTTAGCTACTGCAATCACATCATCAATCAGTAGCACACCACCATTTCGGCGCGCCATCGTTTCTAAATACTTACGTTCTGCATTCATGATTTCTCCTTGTTAAAAATAAAAATGCCTGCCCTACCACTCCATGTCTAGCCGAGCCGTGCCTGCCTTGCCGTACCGCGCCCTACCATGCCGTGCCCGGCCTCGCCTTACCTGACTTGCCATACCAGACCGCACCTTGCCTGTCCTCAACGCAACGGGCCTGCCTTGCCAAACTCCGCCACACCTCACTGCGCCTTGCCACGCCGTGCCTGCCATACTGAGCCCGTACCGCGCCATGCCATACCGAACCAAGCCCATCCTAGCCTGCCTTACCGTGCCTCGCCCGACCCCGCCTGTCCACGCCGTGCCTTGCCTGCCTCTCCACTCCATGCCTAGCCAATCCTTACCTGCCTTGCCGAGCCAAACCCGACCACTCCATACCTAGCCCTTCCCCGCCGAGCCACGCCTGCCGTGCTAAACCGAGCCTGACCGCTCCGAGCCGCGCCTATCCATGCCTGCCTTGCCGAACCTAAGCGCACCACGCCATGCCAATCCGAGCCTAGCCTGCCGTGCCATACCCCGCCGCACCTGATCGTGCCCTGCCGGTCCCCGACGTGCCTGCCGTGCCCAGCCAAACCGAGCCTTGCGGTACCTTACCCCGCCGGGCCCAGCCTCGCCTGCTTCGGTGTTTGGATTATTTAATACCAAACTTGGCTTTGACTGCGCTTTCGTTAGCGCTCTCTACAACACGGAACAAACCAAACCCACATCCGGCACTAGCCTTACTGTCGGGACGCCCTGCTCCGATACCTACTTGCAAACCGCAACGGCTCACAAGGTTAATCACATCTGCTGTTTTAAATTGATCCATGTCAAAGCGGACACGCAGTTTACACGCCCACTCTTTGTACATTGGACGAGACCGAACATCGACCACACCTGTTGCATTGCGAGTGTGCGCCGTATATGTATCGCTCTTACCATACACACGAACCAAAGGAATACCGTCTTGCTTGTCCCAACCATCGGCTTCAACAAACGTGGACAACTTAGCCAACGTCATCTTGAACCCAACCAATCGGCAAGCAGAGATCATTGCTGCCCTGAATGCGGCGGCATTCATACCTTCCCAGCCATCCATACTGCGGTAACGTGCGTCCTCCGCTTCCCTCTCGTAGTCACGAGCGTCACGTACCTTTTTGCTCTTAGACGACGGACCTTCTTGCATCTTCGCCATTAGCTCAGCTTTCTTGCTGAAACGCTCGACAACCAAGGGGGCAATGCCCTCAAGGTACAAGTCGATTGTTGCAAACTTAGGAGGAGAGATTACATAACTAGTTTCGATTTCTTTGGTAGCCATTTTTTACTTTCGTTGATTTAAATTAAACGGGTTTTATACTGCGTCAAGTTCGGTCAGTATTTGATTAGTGATTTCCCGCACGCGGCCTAACGCATCTTCAAGATCAGCTTTGTGTTTGAAATCATTTGTGATTGCCAGTTTGATATTAGCTAAAGCCCTGTACATCTGCGGTCCTTTGACTGCGTACAAAAGCTTCTCTTCATCGTCTGGGTAGTTAAACTCTAGTACGGCTTTCATTTAG